GCAGTCCAGGGTTAGAATTTTCTGGAACAAAGATACATTCAAGAAATAACTATAGATGGAAGCACCCAGTTCATGAAATTGTGCATTGCTATTCAGGGCAGGAAATAGAAGAATGGATAGGGTTAGAAATTCATCATCATGCAGATAATTCTAAATCAAGAGGACAATACTTGCCTATGTTAGAAATGTCTGTAAAGGAAGATCCCAATGATGATAGAAATTCATTTTACTATGCCAGAGAGCTTTTCTTTTATAGAATGTATGATAAAGCAGCACAAGAATTTAAAAGGCATCTATCTTTGCCTTCCGCCAAATGGGCTCCAGAACGTGCACAATCTATGAGGTATCTTGCACAATGTGAGCCAGATAATAGGTTGACATGGCTCATAGAGGCATCTGAACTATGCCCAGATAGACGTGAACCATACTGTGATCTTGCAAAATATTATTATGAAAAAAATATGTGGAGCGAATGCAAACAGGTATGCGATAAAACTTTGTCAATTTTAGAAAAACCTATGGACTATCTTTGTGAGGCGGAGGCATGGGGATGGCTACCATATGACTTAAAAGCAATAGCAGAATATAATTTAGGCAATCATAAAGAAGCTTTTGAGGCGGGTCAAAAAGCCTACTCAATAAATCCAGACGAAAGGTTAGCATCTAATTTAGCCTATTATAAAAAGGCTTATAAGGCTGAAGATGCTATAATGTAAAAATGGGCACAACAGGCAAAGGTTTTAGATACCCTCAATATTCAGATACTCCAGACATTCCAAGAGACCTGAGTTATCTTGCGGCAGATGTTGATGCATATTATCCTGGCCCTACTGGTCCAACAGGTCCAACAGGACCAACAGGCGCAACTGGCGCACCAAGCACAGTAACTGGACCAACTGGTGCAACAGGCGCAACAGGCGCTACAGGACCAACTGGCGCTACAGGCGCTACAGGCGCTACAGGTCCAACGGGTGCAACAGGCGCAACTGGCGACACAGGATTAACAGGCGCTACAGGACCAACTGGTTTAACTGGCGAAATAGGTCCAACAGGACCAACTGGTGCAACTGGACCACAAGGTGCAGGCGTAACAATTCTTGGATCATATCCAACACTAGCAGCATTACAATCAGCACATCCAACTGGAAATTTGGGAGACGGATATGTTGTAGGAATGGATTTATATGTTTGGAATGGAACTACTTGGTTAAACGTTGGACCACTTCAAGGACCAACAGGTTCACAAGGTCCAACAGGACCAACTGGCGCAACTGGTGATACTGGTTTAACTGGCGAAACTGGTCCCACAGGTCCTACTGGTGCTACAGGACCAACAGGCGCAACTGGTCCCACAGGTCCTACTGGTGCAACAGGAGATACTGGTCTGACAGGTTCACAAGGTCCAACAGGACCAACTGGCGCAACTGGTGATACTGGTTTAACTGGCGCAACTGGTCCAACAGGACCAACGGGTGCAACTGGCGCAACAGGTGCTCCCAGCACAGTAACTGGTCCAACGGGTGCAACTGGTGCAACTGGCGCAACTGGTCCAACAGGACCAACAGGCGCAACAGGTGCTACAAATTCTAATGCATATTTAAATGGAATGACTACTGCATCTAATAGAGTATTTTATAACACATCTGGAACAAATCCAACAGCACAAGCAGCAGGCGATATCTTTATACATCACGAGGCCTAATCATGGTAAGCAAATTATATGATGGCTCTAACTGGAAAAATATAAACGGATTAAAATTATACAATGGTTCCGCCTGGAAAAATGCAGTAAGAGGTTGGATGTGGAATGGATCTGCATGGAAACAATGGTATCCAGAATATCCAATAAATACGGCGGCGCCAACAGTTTCTGGAACAGCTACACAAGGAAATACTCTTTCTTGTACAACAGGATCTTGGAACTCTAATCTAGCATACTCACCAGCGTCATACTCCTATCAGTGGAGACGTGGATCAAGCGACATATCTGGTGCAACTAGTTCTACATATAGCACAGTTGTTGCAGATGTTGGAAATGCAATATCTTGTAGAGTAACCGCAACAAATAATAGAGGATCTACCCCAGTAATATCTAGTAATTCAATTACTGTAACTAGTGCTGCTGTAACAAATGTTACAGCGCCAACTACTGGAGGTAGCACATTTTTAGGCGGAACAGCAACAGTTACAACAGGAACATGGAATGGTAATCCAAACTCTTATTCATATCAATGGTATAACGCAAGTAACGGAACAGCAATATCTGGAGCTACATCCTCATCACTAACAATCCCAGCATCTGTAGTTGGAGCATCTGTATGGTGTCTAGTTACTGCTACAAATACATCGACAGGATCTTCAGCTTCTGCATATAGCAGTTCATTTATTGCATTGCCAACGGTAACAGGTTTGTCAGTATCTGATTCAACAATTACCCCAGGAGCACCGTCTTCAGTTAGCGTAACAGTTACTGGACAAACAACTGCAAACGTATCTTGGGGAGCAGGAACAAACATATCTTTTTATGATGGATATTCATCTGTTGGAACTTTAACAAATAGAAATGATAGTACTAGAACTGCAAATGTTGTAAGCGGTACTGCAGGAACTTCCTTTACTGTTTTTATAAGATCTGCAAATTTTAATGGTCGTGTTACTGGAAGCTGGAATGCAATATCTGGATCACACACTACAGTTACATATTATATTTATGTAGATGGAAGTTTTATTACTACTACAACTTCTAATTCTTATACATATACAAAAGGAAATACTTCAGGAAGCACATCTTTTCAAGTGGTGGCATATGTGGGAGGCTCGCAAGGATCTTCACAATCAGGTTCTGTTAGTTTAACTACTAAGTATTCAGGATATACAAGTGGATCTGGAACTTTTCAATCTGCAGCAGTAGCGCCATCTACCCCAACAAATGGTGGAGGAACGTATCAGCTTCCTTCGTCTGGAAATAATTTTAATTATATAACAAATGCTACTTTTACATCTTCGTCTTCTGGAACAACTCCAATTACTTATAGTTGGACAGTGTATTCATCAGACTTTAATACTGGACCATGGTCTCTTAGAAATTCAGGAACACTTTCTTCTAGCAGCTTATCCACAACTTTAAATATTCCCCAGCAAGGATGGGATTCTGATTCGTATGGTTCGTGGGCACAATATAATGTAACTGCATCAAATAGCGCTGGAAGTAGCGGAACATTAACATGGGTGATTTAATGGATAACATAGATAAAATAAAAGTGTTGTCTGCTAAAATAAATGCTATAGAAATAGGATTGGAATGGCTTGCTGAAAATAATTCAACTGGCCCTATACCAAATGGCAAGATGTCAACAGAGCAGCAAATCTCTAATTTGATATCTCAAAAAAATGCCTTACAACAAGAAGTTGATAGGCTAAATAATATATAGGAGGAATAATGGCAACATATACACAACTTACAGATGATGAAAAGGCTCAGATTAAGATTGCAGCAAAACGTAATCTTGAATATCAGATGTATGCTCTTGAGGTTGAAGTAATTGCAGAAAATGCAAAGACATCACCAGACGCAGCAAAAGTTTCTGAACTAGAAGATCAGATTGCTGAGAAGCAGGCTCAAATAGCAGCAATTGTCTAATGTCATATAAAGCATCTATACTATACGATTATCCAATAGCTTATTATCCATTGGATGATTTAACAACTGTGGATTTGGTAAACGATTATAACGATTTCCTGTCACAGTTTTCGTCGTATCAAGATGTTTTAGATAATGTTTCTTCATATGCAAATATTTATGGAGATATTGTGTATGATCACTCTGGATGTGAAAATGATGGCAATTATATAGGAGATCCAGAATCTGAAATTCTTCCTATAGTAATTGGAAATGGACGAGCTACAAAAATAACAAACAATAACTCTATTGTATATAACTTAATAAATGATTATACTGGTGGTGCATAATGCTAGGTAAAAAATACTATTCGGATAATGAATTTACAATAGAATTCTGGCTTTACCCACAAATAACTTCTTCTAATGAAATTCCATTAGTAGGAGATTCAACAGAAGATGTTGGAGTATTCTATCAAAAAGGAAATATTCTATTTAAACTAGATACAGATCTTTTAGAATATACGCTACCATCAACCAATAAAGTATTTCATATAGCCTGCGTGTATTCAGTTACTGCAGCAACAATATACATAGATGGAGAGCTGGTTAAGTTTAAGTCTTTATCTGATTTTGAATTTACAAATACCGATTTAAATTTAATAAGCGGACCAACACCGTCATCGGCGGATTCATTCTTAATAAATAGCGTAGCAATCTATAGATATGCTTTATCTCAAAACCAGATATCTTATCACTTCTCACAAGGACAAGGACTTCCAGCAATTCAAATTGCTGACCCATCAGGCGGAGAATTATTTGAAATGTATGATGACGAAATGTCGTCTTTATATAAATTTACTTATCCTGAAAGTAAAGGTTGGGAAGAATTAGTTACAACTGGATTAACCCATAATCAATCTTTAGATTGTCTTGAGGTTACAGAAACAGATACAGCAAACGCAAGCACAGTAATAGTTGAGGATTTTATTTCTATTCCAACTACCGCTACATTTGACTCGTCTAAAATAGAATGGGACGGGGATAATGGAATTACAATACAGGCAAGCACAGATGGTACAACATATAACCCATGCATTAATGGACAACAAATTCCTGGATACACTTTAAATAGTTTTGCCTCTACTGGAAAACTGTATTTAAAAATTACATTCACATCTTCAGATACTTCAAGGTACATACCAAGATTATTTAAATTAGATGTATTGTTCTATAATAATCAAACAAGATATTCCTACAATGGATCTGGATATATGAGTACTTTAGAAGAAGAGTCTGCAATTTCAGATTATAGAATAACTCTTGGAAAATTGCCTTATGACATTTTATCTAGAAATAGTAGAAATGGACTTAGAACGGTAGTAGACTCTGGATTTGAAATTACGACAGATAAGGGTGTCAGAACTATAGAATTCTTTTATACCCCCGCCGCTTTAACTGATAGCGGTCTACTTTCAACCACATCTACAAACGGATATGGAGCTTCGTCAATACGCTGGAGCAATTCGGGGACAATGTCTAAAACAGACATTTCAGCTATATACGTAAATGGGGTAAATAAAACCTCAGAAACAAATGTTTCCAATGTATTTAAGGCAAATCAATTACACCACGTTATAGTGGTATTCAGCTCGGCGGTATCAGGAGATATTAGATTTAATTATTCAACAAATGGATCCGTCTCTGCCCTGTACCAGTATATAACTTTATACGAAACAGCCTTTAATTCTACACAAGCAAATGCTAATTATGACCTATATATTCGTAAGCAGACCTCATCCATAACCGATACTTCGGTATTGACGGTGACAGAAGATGGGGTAGATTCATATAATAATGACTGGCTTGTGATACAAAACGTATAATTTTGTCATTTTGAGTGACAAAAAGCTGGACTTAGGCATATGAAAGTGGTAAAATAAATCCATATGGATATAAAAAAAAGCAGCGTTAAGGTAGGACCAGAAGAAACTACCCTTGGAATTTATGTTTGGGAGATGCCAGACGGACGGTGGATAGGCGATGACGATGGCAATTTCTTATCTATAACATCTATGAAAGGCAATAGATCTCGTATTGATGCTCTTTCTAGAGAGGTAAGATCTTATGGCATTTATGTGCGCTTACAGCGTCTGACTTCCACATACCATCAGCTAATGTAATTAAGACAAATGATGCCTTTATGGTATCTGGCGATGAATTGCAAAAGATTGCAGGTCTTGGATCTACATTCCGTCGTAAAATGAATCGTACAATTCAAAAGCGATTTGTAGGTATTGACGGGGCGGAAACACAGCAGAATCTTCTTGCACAGGCTATTACTGGCTATGCAATGTTTGATCTTATTGAGCCTCCATATAATCTTGAATATCTATCACATATTTATGAAATCTCTCCATACAACTATGCAGCAATTAATGCTAAAGTCTCAAATATTGTAGGTCTTGGTTATGACTTTATTGAGACACGTAAAACAATGGATGCAATTGATGGCATTGATAATGATACACAGTTAGAGCGGGCTCGTAGAAAGCTTGATAGACTTCGTCAAGATCTACATGAGTGGCTAGAAGATTGCAACGAAGAAGAAACATTTAAAGAAACTCTTATTAAATTCTACACAGACGTAGAGGCTACAGGAAATGGATATTTAGAAATTAGCAGAACTACTTCTGGTAAGATCGGATATATCGGACATATCCCATCAAAGACAATGCGTGTCCGCCGCCTTCGTGATGGATTTATCCAATTGCTTTATGGCAAGGCTGTGTTCTTCCGTAATTTCGGAGATCAGGAAACCCCTAATCCAATTGCGGACGGCAGCGACAGACCAAACGAAATTATTCATTTTAAGAAATATACACCACGCAATAATTACTACGGAATTCCAGACATCGTAGCAGCATCAAATGCTATGGCTGGAAACGAGTTTGCTGGCAAATATAACCTAGATTATTTTGAGAATAAAGCAGTGCCACGATATATCATTACAGTAAAGGGAGCAAAACTTTCTACAGAGTCAGAGCGAAAGCTTCTGGAATTTTTCCAAGTTGGTCTTAAAGGAAAGAATCACCGCTCACTCTATATCCCTCTTCCAGCCGATAGCCCAGATTCTAAGGTTGAATTTAAGATGGAGCCAGTTGAGGCGGGAGCACAAGAGTCGTCATTTAATATATATCGTCAGTCTAACCGTGATGAAATATTAATGGCACATCGTGTCCCAATTTCTAAAATTGGTAGCCCTCAAGGAATTTCTTTGGCAAATGCCCGTGATGCAGATAAAACATTTAAAGAGCAGGTGTGCCGCCCAGTACAAGATATTCTAGAAAAGAAATTAAATAAATTAATTGAAGAAATGACAGATGCCCTTCAAATTAAATTTAATGAGTTGGCCCTTACAGATGAGGATACTCAGTCAAAGATTGATGAGCGTTATTTAAGAATGCAGGTAATTACCCCTAATGAAGTTAGAATTCGCAAGGGTATGGTACCAATGGACGGTGGCGATGAAGTGGTTGAATTAAAGCCACAACAGCAGGCGGAAGCAAGAGCCCAGGCTGGAAATACCAGAACCAGAGATCAGCAGAGAGATAATAATTCCCCAGATATTTCAGGGGAAGCTAGAAATCCTCAAGGCGAAGGCAGACAAGTAGACTAATACTACTCAACTGATTATTTGCCTTATATATAATAACGTTATAAAATTAAGCATATGAATATTGAAAAATCTCTATGGTCATCTAGTGGCGACAATATCAATTTGTCAGTTCCATTCACAAAAGTCAATCGTGAAAAGCGCACCGTTTCTGGTTTTGCTACGCTAGACAATCTTGATCAAACTGGAGATGTCGTAACACAAGAAGCATCACTCAAAGCATTCGAATCTTTCCGTGGAAACATTCGTGAGATGCACGGATCAAATGCTGTTGGCAAAATGGTTTCATTTAAGCCAGAGACATATTACGATCCAGAAACAAAAGAATTTTATAATGGCGTTTATGTAGATGCTTACATTTCAAAAGGCGCACAAGATACATGGGAAAAGATTTTGGACGGAACCCTACAAGGATTCTCAATCGGCGGAAAGATTATTGATTCAGAGAACGAAGTAAACAAGTCCACAGGTAAGCCAGTAAGATTTATTAAAGAGTACTCACTCGTAGAACTATCAGTTGTAGATTCTCCAGCAAATGAACTATGCAGCATCTTGTCAATTCAGAAGATGAATGGTCAATTGCTATTTAAGGGAATCGCAGCAGAGACAAAAGTAGAAAACATTTTTTATTGCGAAGACAGTGATTCTGTATTTATGTCAACAGAGGCAGAATATACATCACCAGTTTCTGGTAAGCCTGCAACTTTGATTGGTTGGGTTGAATCAAATGATGCAAACAAAGCAAAGGAAATAGATAGAATTCTTGATTTACACAAGTCAAGATTAACGTTGCCTGATACAAACAAAATTGCAAAACAGGCAAACGCAGAAGGAGGTAATGAAGTGT